CAGTTAGGTCACTATCATCCCAGAGGTAGGGCAATTGTTTGTCGCGCAGTCTTGTACGCGCCAGCTTAATAAGGTCACTTAGAGTCATTAGCGTTCACCCACTGTGAATTGGAATGTTATATCTGCTTCTTCCGCATTACTCTTTACCACATGACAGGTTATCTGGAAGGTACTTAACCCCGGAGGCAGTTTGTCAATCATAAACTGGCATGACGCTCCATCCATAGAGCTAGAGGACACCGTTACCCCGCCTGTGCATGTATAGGTCGCAGATACGATTGTCTCCTCTATCGGCAGTAAATTATAGTTAACCGCCTCCCACACTAGCCCCAAGTCACCATCGATAGTTTCTCCCCCCGCTACCATCGTCCAGGTGGGCTCTATGGAGGAGGATCGTCCCGGATTCTTTACCTTGTAATAAAGCCCCGTAAACACCGTAGGCATTACTAGATCAGAACTATCGCTGTCCACTTTACAGAATACAGTGTTAGCGGTCCACTGTGGAGGGCGGAACTGCACTCCCATTAATCGCTTACTATCGGGGTCATGGTATCCGGCTATTTTATAAGGGCCTTTTTGGTATGCGTCATATTGCATGGTATATCCTAAGTATCAGTAGAGGGTATATTAGTGTACTGGGTTGCCAGTGTGTTGTACAGTTATTTTTTTAGTGCCCTGTTGCACCGTGATCTTCTTTGCACTCTGCGGTACTGGTATCCACTCTGTGGACTTAGACTGCGAATACATAGTGTTTGCCCCCGCCACCCCAGGCACAATATTTAAACTAACTCCCTCTAATCCGATTTCCTGGTTATTATATGATACCCTCGGGGACAAAAAACCAGCTGATATATTTATAGAGGCATCGTGTTCGGATAATCCGTGGTGCTCCTCTACTATTTCAGGGGTTAAGCCCCCTTTATATGTAGCTAAGGTAGCCCCCAACAGCCCTATAGATGTAGTGGACTCCCCTATGTAGGCGATAACGGCGTGTATTAGCCCTAACCCAGGGCGCATGACCTCACCTACTAGCCTAGCCAACTTATCCACATACGCAGTTTGCGAGGCTATAGCCCCTTGTGCACTATTGATACTCCGGCCTGACAACCCAATATTTTTGTTAGGGTAGACGGCCCCAGCTGTGATCACGCCTAATGCAGTAGCTACACTCCCCCCGGAAATCCCCACTGCCCCTAGCGAGATATATTCATGCCCCCCAATAGTCGGTACAGAGGGGCGAGGCGTTAGGAAGAAGTCTGTAACTACTGCTGTTAAGGGAGTGCCCCTTCGGATTACTGGAGAACTTCCTGAGACCTTAAAATACGCTGCGGCCAGTTCGCCAGAGCCAGTAGCCCCCGTTCTAGCTATTTTGGGGGCACCTATTACATCAGATGCAGATACAGCTAACGCCGGTGTAGCCCCCCAATTATTATTGGAGAAGGTGATGCCCCTATTGCTGGGCACTGTGCTTCCTGTACCAGTAATGATGTTATTCCGGATTTGGGAGTTGACATTAACGATGTTATTGCTTCCTCCAGCCCCTACATATAAATTACCATCAACGATGGTGTTGTTGGCTATGAGCACATTATTTAACCCAGAGTTGGCAACCCCTGTCCAGGTAAAAGATTCAAAAGCAGCATTGTAGACAAGATTATTGACAATGGTATTGTTGGCAGAACGAGGAACTGCTGCCACTTCATCGGTCAAGGTAAGGCCTGGACGTGAATTATTCCGAGTAGGTATGGCAGGTTGTGAAGAAACATAAACTATATTGCGTTGCACCAAGCTATTGGTGGCATCGGAAAGATATAAGTTAGTCGTCCAATTATCGTAAACAATATTATCTTCCATCGTACAATGATCTGCCTCAAAACAGATTACTCCTTCGCCCCAATTGTTAAAAACCTTATTGCGCCGCAAAATAGGATAAGAGGTGATGCCCGGTATTAAGGCTGAAGCATTGTTATTTCTAGCCGCGCTAAGTCCGGCACCCCATCCTCCCATGACACTACCATCACTATGGGAATTATTGATTACTGACTGCCATATCAAAGAGTCTTCGATAATATTATAATCACCTTGAATCTTCACCCCAGAATCCCAGGTATGATGTACGTTCATCTTACCGAGGGTATTATGGTGACCGGCTACCACCATTCCCCAACCACCTGACCGAACTCCGTTAATATTGCTATTTTTTACTTCTAGTCCAGAGATATTATTATAGTTACCTGCTACATAAATCAGCGCCTCCCAATCCCATCTAGGTAGAGTAGTTTGCCCATCAATAATAGGGGTATTGCCTGGATAAGCACTCAGGGTAATACCGCTTTGGTTGATTGTAAGCGTTTCCACATAGGTACCCGTCATCACATAAACAATATCGCTGTGGTTCGAGATTGTTAAGCTTAGCCCTTTGGTTATTGTTAATACGGGGGTTGCTAGTGAGGTGCCATTATTGGAGTTCGATCCTGTGGGGGATACGTAATATGTGGTCATCCGACTACCTTATGCTGAATTTTCTTGGAGTCCCAGAAGCTGGAATCTTATTTGATCGGTGGTTTACTACCACCCATTCTATCGAGGGATACGCCGCCCTACTATTTACGAGCCCCTGCAAGACTACAAACCGAGAGCCAGTGAAACCTACTTCTACACGGAACGTAACAGACCCTGCCCCTGCAGTACCGGCCATCCCTAGTAATATAGGAGATAATAGCGTAGTTAGAGCTGTAATATTGGCGGTGGTTGATGACCCTGTAATCCCTTTCACGCTAGTTGGCAGTATCGTATGGGTAGCACCTGTGAGCTGCCCTCCTACTAGAGTACGCATGTTAGCGAATACAACATCGCCTATGTAGCTTGTGGCTATTGCCCCTGATAGAGAACGGGCATTAGTTGGATGCACTGAGCTTAAGGCTGGCTGAATAGCATCCGAGACAAGGCTGACTGCTCCCCCGCCAGTTAATCCCTGTAGATAAGCAGTCAGCGTAGCGCCAGTTATCCCGGCGCTTCGAAGTTTGCCTAACGGGGATACCTCAGTGGTTATGGCTGAGCCGTGGAGAGGGCGCTCCATGAACCCGCCACCTTCAATACCGATTGAGGCTAGCCGGGCTAATACTTCAGCCCCCGACAAGGCCAACTGACTGCTAAGTACTAAGGCTCCCGCAGCACTGGCGCTTGCCTGCCCAGTGAGTCCCTGTATGAATGTGTGAAGAAGCGATCCCTCCAATGACGCTATGGCAGAACCAGCTAGGTTTTTATCGAGACTATGTACTAAAGCCCCTAGCTGCGAAGTAATCAACTGGCCCGATACCGCGCGTTGATGCTGAGCACTTAGCGACTGCATGCCGGCTGTGGAGGCTATGCCAGCTAGTGCGTTACTAGAGGAGGGGGCTAGGCTTGAGATCGCTAGAGGGGTTGATAAGCCAACGAGTTCGCAGATTACAGCGGCGTACTCGATGGAGATATCCCCTAGTCCACTAGAGATTAAGGCTCCAAGTAACGCAGCTACTTGCGAATGAGTTAGGCTTCCAGGCGATCCCGTAGTGGCTTCGCCAGATAGCCCGAAGATAGGAGTCGCAATTACTGAACCAGCAGCGGATGTGGCTCCTGCGCCAGTAAGGGCTTTCTCATATTCCTTACTTAAAGACCCAGCATAACCAGAAGCGTTAAGACCTATTAGCCCCTTGCTTAGAGTGAAGGATAAAGTACCAAGGCTCGAAGTCCCTGAGATACCCGTTGTGGCTTTAGTTCGCCCAGAGGCTAAAGAACCACGGGCGGAGGTGACTGCTGCTCCAGTTACTGCACAAGTTACGCTTGAAGAGTACCTAGCATACATAACCTCAACTGACTGTTGGGTTACTCTTACGTTAGGCACAGCAGTTGAGGAGGCTAGTACCTCAACTGACTGTTGGGTTACTCTTACGTTAGGCACAGCAGTTGAGGAGGCTAGTACCTCAACTGACTGTTGGGTTACTCTTACATCGGTCATGCTAGACCACTTCTATAGTGGAGAGCAGAGAGTTAATCGTTGTTGCAGTGAATGCTGTACCAGCTCCGTCGGAGGTCTCATAAATCGTCCGGTAGTTTGTATACCCTATCCCTAGTGCTACAGTGGCTTGCTGATCTGTAGCCCCTGACTTTATCCCGTGTTTAACCGATTTAGCATTAACATCGTCTTTTCCGGCGCGGGTTAATACCTTTACTCCGGCCACTACGTTAACTCCTGTTAAATCACTTAGCCCATACTCGTCTTTAGTACCCGCCGTAGTTGCGTAAACGTATGTGGTATCCCCATCCGGCACAGCGGTCCCTTCATCCACTGCGGAGAAATTAGATGTCCCAGTGTTATGAGAAAACGCAACCGTGCTGTCGGATGTGGGCGTTATTATCTGGATGCGTTGCTCCCCCAGATACGTATTATTGGCGGAGCCGTCCGAGTTTAGTATATAGAGATCATCATATGATGCATTGATGCTAGCCCCGCTAAAACTCGCAAGAGCAAAACCAAGGACTTCATTGGTAGCCTGGGCTTGGGTGTCCCCTGTAAAGGTAAACTCTGAACCCCCATCAATCCTTACATCAAATATGCCCCCTGAATTGGCAACTAGGATTTTAGCCTCTATGTAACGCCATACCCCGACAGCTAAAACAGTTGCCCCGGTAGCTAAAACAGTCGCTCCATTTCGGGCTTCTAAGCGGTTATCTGAATTCACATTTAGCGTCGTTTGTGCTGTCGTACTCACATCGGAGGTTAAAACAAAAATAGTTTGGCCTGCGGCTGCTCCCAATATTTTGAATGCAAAACCGACGTATAGGGTTTTCCCTGCTTGACTTGCTGGTAGCGGCGCACGAGCATATGCTACCTGCGCTCCTGTATTGACGCACCACCCTGTACCCACCCTAACGGCGGATGAGGGGAAAAACCACGTTTGATACCCCCACTCCCCGTATTTTGATATAAGCATATCATCATAGTTAGGGTACGCATCAAAACCATCAAAAAATAGCAGGCTCATAATACCTCCTGGTAAATCGAGTAATCTGGAGCAGGACCGATGTAGTCACACCCGCCGTCGTAGTCACAATAGAATGCTGTCATCGGATTCCTGCTCTAAGTTAAGGGGTTACGCAAGCCTAATTAATGCTGTTGAACTACTATTGCTAGGCATAGTAAGGGTAAAATTTCCTGCGGTCACAGTCTGTGTACCGAACGTGAATACCGCTACTGCATATTTAGTAGCATGGGTGATATTGTAGAGCAACACAGCATCGAACGCAGCAGCCGTCAGAGCAGTCCATGCGATTGAGGCGGATGGAGTCCAAAATGCTGTGGTGCCTGACGTATCAGGCGCTGTAGCATTGGTAACCGCAGCACCAGTAGCAGTGTAGCTGGCATCTACGACTTCACCTGTAGAGGTATAGACTGTGGTAGTCGCGTCAATAGAGGGCGAAGCAGCTGCATAGTATAGGGCTGCTTTGAACGAGTCAAGGGTAGTGTCCCCTCTAGCTAAGGTAGCGCCAAAGGCGTGATACCCAAGCATAAGCTCTTTTTTGAATGAGGTGCAGATCGATTGGGTATTAGCCATTGTAGTTCCTTAGTTGTTTAGCTGATTTGTTCAGCGGTGGGGGATATGTCTAAGCCTTTGAATTGATAAGCATGTAAGCTCTCTTTCACTAATTCTCCGGTCTCTGCATCGTGGTATCTCTCTTTAAACAAGAGATAACCATGTTTAGTTACGTGAGGTACGAGTTGCTCGTCCTTAAAGGACAGGGTTACTTCGTGCTCGATATGGTCTTCCCATTCAGTAGAGTATACCAGAGTTGATGCCAATACGTTACCGTTTTTTGTGTAAACTACTGGCTCCATTATTTAACTTCCCCTAATACTTGGAAGGGGAATCGACGAGCTTTGCGTTCTACCATCTTGTCCCCTTCCTGGGTGTATCTAGTGACTACAGCATTGTTTAACACTTCGATTACGATCTCTGGGACGATTACTTCTACTTCACGTGGTAGGGTATACATCTTCCCATCCACCTGAACTTTAACGAATTCTGTTTGCTCAACACCTTCTTGGTTTGAGACTAGGACGCGAAACCGTTTAGGTTTCTTCTCTACAACGGAGTCATCGATAGGTTTCTCGACGGCTACTTCGGGGGCATCATCTTCCTGAGCTTCTATGATCTCAGCGATGAAGGTAGATTTACTGGTGTTCTCTGCTACTAATTGCAGGCCGAGATCCTCTGCTACTGCAGCTAGTTGGGTCTCAGATAATGTTTTTAGTTCTTTTGCGGTGCGTTTCATAATTTCCCCAGTCAAGGATAAAGAGAGCCCCCGTTTCCAGGGGCTTTAGTGTTAAGCGGTTTGAGTCATGGCGCCATAGGTGAGACCTGTAGGGTCCCCCTCTCTAGGATAGGCATAGGTCCCTGCGAATGTAGTAGCCGTCATGAAAGAATCAGTATCAGCTGTCCAGGTCGCCCCAGAAGTTACGCATTTGATAATCCCAATGACTGCTGTATCAGCAGGTTGCGCACCTAATAACAGGTTAACTGTGCTGCAGTTGCCTGTAATAGCTGCTGGTGGAGCGACTAAAGCTATAGTCCCTGTGGTGCCTATAACTACTAAGTAATAAGCAGTAGTTAGATCAGCCTGAGCTGCTAATGCGGCTACAGCCATAGAATTGGTTGGGGCCTTGTAGTAAGGGACTCCATTGATTCTATAGTGGATGCCTAACACACTCTCGAGCTGCTCTACCTCTGTGCTTTGCGCTGCGCGTAGATCACAAAAACCCATAGATTGATTCTCGAATATATCGCGGATCTTTTTGTCTAGGGTGGTATAAAGAGAAGAAGCCATATATCCCCCTTATGCGTAAGTAAAGACGGTAGGATCGCCGTTAGCAGGGTAGAAATTGATGTTAGCAAATGTGCCTTGCCCACCTAAGTCTGTTGTGCCATGTGTGAACGCAGCGGTAGTAACCAGTTTCATAATACCTAATACTGCGGAAGCTGCAGGTTGTAAGCCCAGCAACAAGCCAGTTGTATCGGGATCACCAGTACGAGCTGCAGGCGGGAATGTGAACGCCAGAGTTCCAGCTGCATTGATGGTAATCAAGTAGTATGCAGTTGTGCCATTGGCGAGTGCAGTAGTTAATGCTGTCGGCCATGCAATGTTGTCTGTAACGGCTTTAGCATACGACTGCCCTGCGATACGGTAATGCACTGCGATTGTAGTTTTTACCGTGTGCGCACCCGTGCCTTCGGCTAAGCCTGCGGTGCCAAACGTGCTATTGTTTAAGAGGTCCAATAAGTCTTGGTCCCCGATTTCTGTTAGTGATGCGATTGTCATATTGGTTCCTAAAAAAGTGTAGATGTTCCCGAATTAGGTCTCGGGAATGTCAACTAGAAGTGTGTTTAGAATGAATCAAGTCTCTATAGAGTTGCAGCGACCTCTAATCTCACCATGTTAGCATCATTCAAAATTACACATGTCTGCATGGTTTTGTATCCAATATGAGTACGTTGCGCCAGGGGATCAGAGTCTGAGGCTTTAGCGTTAACGACTGTAGGCGTGATTGCAGTTAGACCTTTCAGTGGTACGATACCAAATGCATCTTTAGCCAAGTACAATACAGGATAAACTGCAGCGTTTGCCACTGTTACATCATTAGGGATAAAAGTACTTACAGAGCCACCTTTATTCGCGTCGCCTAAGAAGGGACCAAAGACAGTACTTGTGATGTAGCGTACATCTTCCAGTTTACCGATTTCACCTTCATATGAACCCATGCCTGTACCATATTTTTCAACTGGTACAAAGGTTGAAATGTTACGTAAATCAGCTTCAATATCTGGGTGGCACAAACCGATATAAGCTGCTGCTACGTTTTCAGTACCATAACTTGGTGTAGAGCGGATAACAGTAGTGATGGTACGTGCGTTTTGACGTTTCAACGCACGAGTAACTTTACGCTGCATTGCCAGAGTGATTACAGCGGCTGTACCTGCACGGTTAGTAGTTGCATACTGAACTGAAGTACCAGCGCATAAGATGCCCCAACGCATAGTTTCAATCATTAACGCAGCTTGTTCAGCAAGGACGGCTACAGCTTCGTTTAAGATTGGATCTTCATGGGTATCCATGATGATGTCAGAAATAGTGATTAGGTCGCCATACTGAACTAAAGTTGCCGTTACGTCGGTTGCTACCATCTTTTTAGATGAGGGAGTAACACCTTCGGACAATACATTTGCAGTAGGGTCCAACGACTCATAACGACGGAATTTTGTTACCTTGTTTGATTTTTCAGGGATTGGTTTGCCCTGGCCGAATTTTTCCAAGATAAGATAAGGCAACGCTCTACGCAAGAACTCTTTCTGTGCATAGATCGCTGTACGGGGACTGATGTCACCGAAATTAGTATTACCGGGGATGTTATAAGAGGTCATGGTGTTTCCTTTAAGTGTGTTTAGTCATCGGTCTCCGCCCAAATGGCAGCTAAGTCATTAGCATCTGCTTGTGCAGCTGATCCAACGGTTCCCCGTCTTCGGCCTACAGCAGTTGCGGCGGCTACTTTTGCCTTTGAAACTGGAGTTGTGGTTTTCGGTTTTGGTTTAACAGCGCCAATGGTCTCTTTGTATTCATCTAACATCGAGATCACTTCTGCTGGGGTTCCTTTATCACGTATATACTCATACGCTGCTCTTGTATGCATTGGTCGAGTTTGTAGCCAACTCTCAAACACGGGAGACGCATCTATCTCCGCAACATCTGGATGCACGGTTTCAATCGCTCCGAAGTGCGCCTGGGTGACCATTTCATGCGTTGCGGCTTCCATCGGGCTTAGCCGGGTAGCGAACGACGATTCAATCAACTGTGATGCTTTCTTCGACGTAATTAAATCTATTGCTTTTACGACATCATCAGAATAGGTTTCTCTGAACTTAGCTAAAAACTCGTCTTCCTCGGTAGGGGGAACGGATGCAACTGGCACTTTCTTGGCTAGTTCCTCGTTCTCCTGGTGGAGTCTGGCTTCCGAGGCTCTTAATCGCCCCGTCATAGTCTTTACTTCATTCTGAGCTTTATTCCACAGGGCTTGGTAATCAATTTCGGGCTCTGCTTCTTCCTCTTCTTCCCCCTCTACTTCTTCCTCGGTTTCCTCAGTTCCTCCTTCGGTTTCTTCCTCGGTATCACTATCATCTTCTACTTCGGTTTCAGCATCTTCGCCCGCCGGTTCTACAGGGGTGTCTGCGCCGCCCTCGTCAGTTTCATTCCACAGTGCTTCTAAGTCTAGGTCTTCTTCAGTCGTTAAGTCAGTCATTTTTTTTCTCTCATAAACCGCGTTGGCAGGTATGTGTTATCACAATGTGGCGCTGTAAACAGCGAACACGCTTTTAGATACCGCGATCATACCATACTTAGCGCAGAAATTCAAGCATTTCACACTTGACAGAACTCGTGTACCTGCCTCTTCTTTACCACATAGGCCTCATGGGCTTCTTCCGCCGTATTGAAATACCCTAATGATATTGTTTTGCCGAATACAACTATACGGCTGCAATACCTCCCGCTTGCTTTATGCTTGAACGCCCCCAGTAAGCCAGTGCTACTTCGGGTATTAGCCTTATGTTGATTCTGTATATTTTGGGCCCTAGTAGCTGCACGTAAATTACATAGTCGGTTATCAGCCCGGTTGCCATTTACGTGGTCAATGTCATCAGTAGGCCAGCAACCGTAGGTTATTAGCCAAGCTAACCTATGTGCTTGGTATTGCGCATGGTCAAATGTAATCCGGTTATACCCGTCAGGCGTAATAGCGCCAGCCTCGCCCCCAACTTTAGCCCGGTTTGATGTTACTTTCTTCCAGATAAACTTCCCTGTCTCTGGATTATAGTCCAGTAGCGCATTTACTCTATCAATTAAGGACACTAAGCAGCTCCTGTAATATCTTGGCTTGGCCCTGCAGGGCGCATACCCCCTCCAATGGACTGGTTATCAGCTCCCCCTGACATAGCTCCAATCGGAGGCTGGCCCATTTGCGGGCTAACACCGCCGCCTCCGAGTGCCTCAGGAGTTGGAGCTGCTTGCTGAAGGAACTGAGCTCCTTGTTGATTTCCTGACGAGTTTGCATTATCTGTTCCTCCGGCTAAAGCCTGTTGCGCCATTAATAAGAAAGCTTGTTCTTTGTCACGTATGATGTCATCGCCTAACTCAAGGACTTTAGCCCGTTGCTTGTTTAGCGCATGGCGGTCAATGAATGGTGAGTCAAACTGGTTGAGGGTGCTATTAGCAAACTGATCGAGGTTGGAAGCTCTGATCTCTCTAGCTACAAGCGAACTAGTTCCTTTTACGACTACGTTGAAATCCCCCTTGATCTCTTGCTTTGGATTAAATTGCATGTTCCATGAATAGGCTGCAGTTAGGAACGGGCCCTGCACATCGTCATCCAGGCTAAAGAGCTGGTCTTTAAAGGTCACTTGGGCAGCAGACATAAGCATAGACAGGCCTGATGCAGTTCGGCCCACTGAGCCTTTGCTAGTGGCCTCCCCGTGCATGTATGAGGGGATGGTAGCCTCATGAATGTTATTAGCGAAGAACTGAGCCAGCCCTTGGTACTCATTTGTATGCGAGTTTAAACCAACTTCCCTTACTGCAGGGTACTGTGCTTCTGCACCTACGCCTGACCGTAACCATACTTTGAACGGATGTACGTCGTTGGGGTCTTCATCTGGGTGGAGCAAATCTACATTAACCTCAACCATTGGCCCTGCACAGATAGCCGCGTTGTCTAGCAGTGCGCGTGTAGCTGCATTGAGAGACCGGTCATCGTCACGGATAACTGTGGGGATACCTTCACCGAAGATAGATGTCTCGTCCTTGTCCCAGTAGTAGGCGAAGTACGGCAGCTGCATACCCTCAATAGGCTGTACTTCGATCTTGATTACTTTGTTACCTATCAGCCAGACATTAGCCCAGAACTCATCTTGTGAATCATCTGGTAAATCCAGCCCCATATCCAGTAGTTCTTGAGATTCTATGATGCCCCAGTATTCAAGGATCTCATAACGTTTACCTTTGGTGGTGTTACCAGATAGATTCCAGCCAAGCATCCGTAGTTCCGTCTCCCAACCAAGCATGACGGTGTCGCCATCTGGGTTGTCCCTCAAGTATTCTTTGATCACCTTAGTGCTGAAGTCTGGGCGACTACATAGCTCAAGGACTTGGTGCTTGGGCATTATAGAGCGTTGGAAATTGAATCTAGCCTCTGAGAACGAAGTGGCTAAGGACTCGGGGTACATCTCCCAGACGGGTGTGAAGTCGATGAATGGGGATAGTTTAGGTATGCTAGTTAGGTTCCACTTGCCCACCTCATCCATCGCCCAGGTCTTCTTGAACGTGCGGTTTACTAGGGGGCCTTTGAGAATACCGGTGCCGAATAGATTGCCCGAGTTGATGACTAACTTGATCAGCTTACGGTACTTTGCTTCTACTAACTGATCACGTATTTCAGTCTCCATGAGCTTACAGGCTTTGTCAGCCTGGGCTTGGATCGCTACTCGTATCTCGTCCGGGGTTGGCATGCGCTGCAACTGCTGTACCAGGACCTGCATGACTGCAGGATCCGGGGTCACATCTGTTACAGGAGTGGTCTCCATACTCCAGTTGTCATCTGATCCAGCGGGGAACACTAAGTCCATCAGCCGAGCCGTAGCAGTCTTTACTTTGATGCGGGTCATACGTGTGTGGACCCTAGACTTACCGGCGGGTAATCTTGCAGCTTCCTCAGGGCTGTACACCCCTTTGAACTGTCGTAGGTCGTTTAACCACCGCTGTTCGACT